CTCATGGGATAACTTTGATGAGTCTCCTGCTTTACGACACGTTTGACATATCATCTTTAACTACCTCTTCACTATCATAGTCTGCAAATGGTGGGTGTCCACCTAAACTTTTAACCATCTTACCAATTGCTCTGTTTGCTTGCATCATAGTTGCTCGCTTACTTGACTTGTCTTCACCTGCTACTTCATGCAAGTCTTCACCTTCAAGATCTTCTGCATAGAATAGGAACACTAGGTTTTGTTCTTGTTCAGTTAGTTTTTCAAAGGCTGACTTAATATCTGCAGCGTATGCCATCCAGTCACCTGACTCAGCAAGAGACTTAGTGTTTTTACCTGTATTAGATAGGGCATTATCTAACTTAGTCCAGTCGTCTGACAAGACTGCTGGTATAAGCATCTTGATAAAGTCTTTGGTGTACCAGAAGTTATCTGTGTAGTTGTATCCTTCTTTAACAGCCTTCTCTCTTAAGCAATAGTCAAGTGCAGCATTGCGAAGAGAGCGAGCGAATAACTTATCAGCATCTTTTTGATTATCTAAAGATACCCATTCATCTATCTTGTTAGGGTGAGTCATAAACCACAACCATAGTTCTTGAATTACATCTGCTTTTTCAACCATCTTAAACTTAGATGCATATTCAGAAGAGATGCGATTAACCATATGGTAGTAATCGTCATGAACTTTATTAAAATTCATAGACCTTACCCTCGACAACAAAGGAACGACCATTGATTGGTACGTTAACTGGAGTTACGTTACCTCTGCGTTGGTAGAGGATAGTGAACCCTTGCTGCCAGTTAGCACCAGTTTGTCCAAGGTAATGGGCTTGCGCCAAATCCATGAGGTGTCCAACTTCAACACCATACAATCTGTTCTTGATGTTGCCACCAAATCCTGTGTGTTCGTGTTGAATCCCTTGCTTATGTGTGTGTCCACATATAACTGAAGCCCCAATTTGTTTAGCAAGCGTAAGAGCAGTACCGCCAGGTTGTTTGTTGGCACGACCTTCGTCCCCGTGTGCCAGTACCCAACCTGGAGCAAATGAATAAAACTTATTGTGATAAGTAATTTCATTCTCAGCATACCGAAGCAACTTGCTGTATTCCAAGTCACGGAGTGACGAAAGGGCAGGGGCATATCTGGATACATAATTTTGAATTCTGTCACCATGGTTACTCCTAATGGTATGAAATGGTTTGTCTCCTAGTGCTTGCTTAAAATCAACCATGATTGAAGTAGTTTTATCTAGACCTTTTTGTAGCGTCCCTTCAAACTCACCTGCTAATCCTTTATTCCAACGTGATGGTTCAGGGCTATCAGCCTCATCACCTACACAGAATAGTTCATCTGGTTGATAGTCCTTGACAAAATTCATGACTGCTTTCACAGCCCTTGGATCATGATAAGGGATCTGCATATCTGGTATGACTACAATAGTTTTCATAGGTTGTACTTAGTCCTTAAGATTTACTTCCACTTATCATCTTCGACAAGCACTCCGATGATAGCATAGTTAGCAATATCAATTAAAGTATCTCGTATTGATTCGTGGTTCGGCGTGGCGTTATTAGTAGTAAGATTACTTAATCTTTCTATCTTGTCATACAGACGAACAGCAAGACCATTCAATGGTCCACCTGGAGTATTAAGAATGTTCTTTGATCCATAGTCTTCATTCTTAGAAATCATCAACTCAACAAGTTCATCTGATAGATCATAGAAATCCCAACGAAGATCCTTTAGGCGTTCCGCTTCTCCGTATTGGATAGTCTTAGCACCAGTTGATTTTCCTCTATCATCACAGAGTTCACATGCACACCAGTCTGAAGCAACCTTTGGATTATAAACTGCACTTCCTCCATCGTAAATGATATCGTCCCACTCCTCATAAAATTCCTTACTCTTCATTATGCGCTTACCTTCTCTCTGAAATAATCGGCACCATTAAGCAGGAACATTGAGTTAACATCCTCTGCTTCTGGCATCTGTAATACTATCACATTGTTCATCTCTTTACTTAACGACTTGGCAAAGTCTGATCCTGGTTGGTCACCATCTGCAAACACATAGATAGTTTCAAAGTCAGATAACAATCTATTGTAATGTGGCTTCCAACTGTTAGCACCAGGTACACCTACTGCTGGTACACCACACTTGTAGTGCAGCGTGATAGCATCTATCTCACCCTCACATACAGCAATAAAATTACCTGCTTCGTGCAAAGCACGGATGTTATACATGCGTGTCTGTGTTCCTGGCATACCCATATACTTAGGTTCTTCAGGACCTAGTGATCTAAAACGAATATCTACTGGTCCAGTAGGAGTTAGATATGGAATAGCAAGACGACCAAAGAACTGTTCTTGCCCTGGCAATGGGTTATCTACGACTCCTAATCGAATCTCCCGTGCTGTTCCTAGATCTAATCCTCGGTGTACTAGATACTCTTCTGCCAAGTGAATGTTTTGGCTGTAATGACTGGTAGCCTTCTCCAGTAATTCTTTCTGCGATCTTGATTGCTTCACGAAACTTAACTCCTTCTTGTATGGCAACTATGTTAATTGCATTTCCTTTAACGCCACAACCGTGGCAAACAAACAATCCTTCCCTGACAGATACACCTGCACTCGCATGGCTATCATCATGGAAAGGACATTTTACTTTCTGCCAGTTCTCTATGTTACGGTTGAGTCTACCACCGTAGTGTTCTATAACTGGCTTGATAGGTAAGTTAATAACCTGCCTCCTTTAGTAACTTGTACCAGATGCTAACTGGCATAGTAGCGTACCACTCGCCAACATCTGTTGTGCCTTTCTTCTTGTGTATAACAACACCTGTTTCTGCATTGTCATTCTTTATCTCTACATCAAGTTCACGTAACCACTCTGGCAATTTCATAGTTGCATGGTTCTTTACCTCAACAACCACGGCAGGAATACCAGCAATGTCGCCACGATCATTAACTCCATTAAGAGAACGTCTTTCCACATAAGTCCTACCTTGTGCCTTCAACCAGTTAACAACTGCTGTCTCTGCAGCAGTGCCTTTCTGTTTACTCTTGCTCATATCCCTCTACAATCATTGAGAATTCTAACTGATCTATTAACCACAACAAAGATTCAAAGGTGTCATAGTATTCTTCGTATAGATAATCATCTGCTACTTCTTTAAGTGCATCAATGATATCCCTGTATGCTACATAAGTTTCATTCTGATATACAAGCCTACGTATCTGTTGACGTGGCATGTCCATTAGTAATCGTTTCTGTCAAGCCATAGTAGATAAGCAAGCAATGATACTAAAGATATAAATATAACTGCTGTAATCATAACTACCTTGCTTCCTGCAAGTCTGCAATAAACATATACTCTGGATTAAACTGCAACCATACTGGATTATCTCCACCTGCATTGGCTCTGCCATAGCGGTTCTTAACTGCAGCAACACCTAACATTCCATCTTGCTGACCAACAGTAAGGATCAAGGCTGGCAACTGTGCGACCATACCTTGCAAGGAACTACGTGGCTGACAAGGATTACCTGCGTAACTCTCCTTAGTATGGTGAAGCACTAGTACTGCAGCATTAGTATCTCGCGCTAAGTACTTTAATTCTTTAAGGGCATTGCGCATGTTTCCAAATTCTTCTCCGCCATCCATGCTGATATCCATAAGGTTATCAATTACAATTAACGCTGGACTCTCACCGAGTAACTCTTCAACTGCTGTGACTTCATCATCAATATCTCCAAGACTAGGATTAGAATCAAAAGACCAGTATATATGGGAAGCAAGAGCAAGACGCTCACGGGCACCCACAGGATCTTCTGATATAACTTTCTCTGCTTCACTCTGACTTACTCCTGTAATCATAGAGTACAAACGCATAGCCATAGTATGCGCATTAGTATCTGCCGATAGGTAGAGCGTAGGAATCCTAGCCCTTAGTGCTAGAGCCAAGGCAAGTGTAGACTTACCAGCACCTGGTGTGCCAGCAATCATACTTACTTCTGCTCTGCGTAATATGATTTGATTATTATCAAATGTTCTAAATACTGGTGGTAATGGTTCACCACCAATGTCAGGTCTACCAACAGACCTAGATAATGTCTTCATCTATTCTCCTTTGTTTACTTGCGTGTGACGTTGTGGAGTTGCACCACGTGTGATGATATTTCCCGATCATCTTTTATCTCTGCACTTTGCTTTGATAACCCTACGGCACGTCACCATCCCGCTTCCCCTCGGAATGATTCTAGGTTTCCCTAGAAATTTATCTAGACCTTAACACCAAACTGTGGTGCTGTCTGATCTCCTGATGCAATCTTTGCACCTTGCCAACGTGGTCCACCTGCTGGATCAAACCAACCAACATAAGCCTTACCTGCTTGGTTAGTACCCTGCTTAAGAACCATCGGTCCATTAGGACATGTCGGTGCATCTGCACGTCCATATGTCCAACGACTACCCCAACGATCTTGAACTGTATCTACTCCTGCTGGTGCAGCCTGTTGTGGTGGTGGTACTGGTGCAAATCCCGCTTGCTCTTGTTCCCATGGTTCAACTGGTGTCTCACTAATTACTGTGCCACCCATTGCTTGCTGAACAATTGCTACTGGATTAGCCTGAACTGGTGCACCTGCTTGACCTGTAATTGTTTTCTCTAGCATATCAATGTTGAACTCTAGGTTCTGATTGATTGCTTCTTCAATGCGAGCAATGAACTCACTTGCTTCATCACCACGCACGGTTACTAATGAACCACTCTTTGTCTTAACTGTTACTGAGAAATTACTTTCACTACTCATAGTTCTTTAACTGCTTTCCGTTTTGCTACTGGTTTCTTGGACGTACTTGGGTGCCTCTTCTTGGCTTCTTGTTTCTTTAGATCGTTTAGTAATGCTGTTGTCATGTCTAACAAAAACACTAACTCATCTAATTCAAATAGTAGTTCTTTGTATTTGCTTTTACGCACGAACATATTGTTTAGTTACCTCCTGTTTTATATTTGCATTTATCTTTCAGTTGACACATTATACAGTGACTGAAGTTAGGAATAAATATACCATCCTTACGAGCACGGTCAAACTTAGACACGATCTCTACGATATATTCTTTAGGAAATTTATCTAGGTCTACCATCTCAGTAGTAATACCAGTTCTTCCCATCCAGTATGCACCCCACTTAGGACGTACACCTAGAATTTCTTCCATCCCTGCAGCGTAGAACGCCAACTGCAGATCTGAAGATGGCGTTCGCGCTCCTGTTTTAATATCAAGAACTACAAGTTCACCATCAGGATTAACCATTACTCTATCGAGATGCATCTGTACTGGCACGTCATGCCAGATAGGATTAAGTGCAAGTTCAACTGCTGGTATTCCATTGTGTTGCCACATGGTCCAACCATTGACACCGTTACGCCACTTGATCCATTGATCTACCATCATGGAACCATTCTCGTTCCACCAATCACCATCTTCTTTATTGGGATTAGCCTTAGTAGCACGACCAGATGCTCGCCATAATGCCTGATCAATACCTGTTTTTGTTAGTTGTTCTTGCTGTTGTGCAGCCCAGGCTGCTTCCCAATACTTGTTCAACTATCTACCTTCTGTTTCGTATAGTTCTTTATCATACATTTCGGTAGCAGTATGAACTGCTGATCCACCTGCTAAGTACCACGTAGGGTTCTCAACTTCTTTTACTACTCGTGTAAGCCAGTACTTCCATCCGCAATCTAACCATGTAGTTAGTGCTGAGTATGAAATGTGTACTGGTAAATCGTATCCATCTATTTTGATAGCCATGTTATTACCTCCATGCTAATAAGTGTAACACAAGAGAGTGTCATAGTGAAAAGGATAAACGTCTATGACACTCCCTTGCGGGGTAGTAGTATGAACACAAATTTCCAAAACATCTATGTGCATACTACAATTCTTTATTCTATACCTACTTGCTGTTCTTTCCATACATTAATTAAATGTTGGGTGTGTTGATCTTCAGTGTATGCTTCGCAATCATCACATAGTTCTCCGAACTCTTCCCAACATTCGCAATCTTTTTCCTCTTCCATGTTACTCCTTTTTGTTTGGGATGTCCCCCACTTAGTGGGGCATCCCTAACTCTATTAGATCTAACTTTATATTAAATTTCTTTCTATAGTTCTTTCTATCTGCAGATGTCATGCCACCCCATAAGCCAAAGCCTTCATGTTTTATAGCAAATTCTCTGCATTCAGATAAGAAAGGACAATCAGAACATAAGATTTTTAATTTGTTTTCCTGTTCTTTAAGCCCTTCAAAGGGTAGATCTACATTGTGTTCATAGTAGTATAACTCTACACCCATACTAGCACAGTTCTGTGTGCCATCATACTTAGGAAAGTTATAGTTGATCATACTCATGCAATGCTGATTGACATTGGAAGACAAGACTTTCAAATAATTCTTTTGAAAGCATGACAGCAGTGCCAGTCATCATAGTTGTACCACCTAAGTACAATACAAATGGATGAGTTGTATCTTCTCTAACCTTTACTTCAACGATGTCGTCAAGCGACATGTTAGTCCAGCCGATCATGTTATCCCTTTCTTATGCGCTTAGTAGTTCTAATGCGCGTTGCTTGTACTTACCATCCTTGCTAAGAAGAACTTTAGATGAAGTCTTTTCTTCACTACGACTAAAGTGATCTGCTACCTCAATGATAGCATGCAATGCACCGAACTTAGTACCACTTAGATTCTCTTGGGTACCAGTCTTGTTAGTCCATACTGACCATGCGTTGTTACGGTTGCGCATAACTGCAGCACGTGTACGCTTTTCTGCTGGACTTAGCATATCATCTGATGAGAACTCAATCTTAGATAGCAATGGAAATACTTTATGTGAGAAGTTCTTGAACTCCATGTCACTGAACTCCCTGCTAATTAGGTTACGACCCATTGCAGAATAAGAATCAAAGTCCTTGTAAGTTAAGTTAATAACCCTACGAATATCAGACAGATCAATCTTACTATTAGTTGTATGCTTCAAAGAATACAAGCCACCTTTCATACCTGCATTAGCAAACGCAGCATTCATCTGGTTAGTACATGATAGACGAGAGATGATAGGAGCAATCTGAAATGCATTGCTACCATCATGTGATGTACGGGCTAGTAGGTATCCAGCGTGTGGATCATTGGCAATACCAATTGAGTTAGGTAGTTCCATTACTGTCCATACCACACCACCACCAGCAAGTTCACCTGCTGATGCATACCGTGCTTCACCTGAATCAACTAAGAAGTCAAGAGACTCAAAGACTTCTTCGTTCTGCATGATCTTATAGCGTGATCCAACAACAGCCAATGCTGACTGAGTACCATCTGTATTGGTACGTACTGTTGCAAAACGATTAGGTACTTCTAGTACCCCAGTATTGCCAGTTGTATATACATCTTCGAGCGATACAGTCCAGTCAAGTCCTGCTTCACGCATGATCTGACGTGCTGATGTACCCTCAAAGGTTTGCTTATCGGATATGATTTGCCATGGTGCACGGCGGTTAGTACCTGTTATATCTGTTGTCATTTGTTATCCTCTTCTAGTATTTCTTCTAGGATTGTATCCATATTTTCTTGTGCTTGCAAGACAAGCAACTCTTCGATTGCTTGCTCAGAGTAGCCCATAGCATGTGCAATAAGCAGGATTGCTAGAGCATTAAGATCTTCAAGCGCAGACACACGATCATTACGCTTGAAGTTTTTGTAGACATCATACAAACCAGCCAGTACATCTAGTGCTTTGTTTTCTGTCAACTGAAGAGATACTACATACTTATCTTCTGTCTCTTCATACCATTCAAATGGATTAGTGAACCATTGTTCTTCTGTAATATTGATTAGTGCCTCCTATTGTTCTGTTACATCTACGATTTCTGAGTCTTCATCATCTACTTCCCAGTCATAATCACTAATCTTACTTTCATAGTAATTAGATGGATCATCTTCAATTAATTCTTTTGCATGATCTTCATCACGTGCAGTAATAGTAACTGTAATTCTTTGAGAGCGCCTTTGAACTACTTCTATTTCTATTTCATACTCATGCTCACGTGTCTTTAGTTCGACATTCAAAGACCGATTAAGTTCTTCAACAAAATCATCGTAAGCACTACACCAATCACGATCTTCTGCTTCTTTAAGCAATGCAGTACCAATGCGATCAATGTCTTGCTCATGTGATTCACTTGACTTATTACTACGTGCTGCATATGTTTCTGCACTTGCATTAGCAACAACAAGAGCAGACTTAAGACTTGCAACTATACTTTTAACATGGTTGATGTCATGAATATCAGAGACATCAATTGTTTGTAGTCCTTCTTCCATTTCTTTTCCTTTTCTATGTGAGTGATTCCCCCCACGGGGTGGGGGATCACGAACTTACCAGTTAATCCAAGGTGTACTTGGGTGACGTAACTTTTGCATGATCATAAACTTATACCATCTTACTGCATACTTCAAGTATAGATAGTTTCCTAGTGGTGTTCGCATGGACAGTTCTCCTCCATCAGTACTTGCAATGCACGTGCGTAACCATTACGCCATGCTTCAGCCAATGCTTCTTCATGCTCTTCAATACCTTCGAGTGCATTCTCTGCATCTTCTTCTGTTACCATTTGCAATTCATCTTTCATCATTTTAATTACTCTTGGTACATTCATACTTGTTCTTCTCTCTTAATGAATTCAAACTCACCAGATTCTGGATCATACTCAACTTCAACTGAACTTCTAATCCAGATAATATTGGATACATCATCGGCGTATTCATTATTCTTTTCAACCCAATCAAATGTGTCACCGTCTAACACGGCAGTAACAAGATAACCTTTCATTGTATTCTCCTTTTGTTTGTAATTAAATTAGATGGCGAGGGTGCATCACACTCCAATGTCCCACTCTTACCTAGTGTCAGACCATCTGTTGATATTAAACTAATACTTCTTGTGCAACAATGCGAGTAAACGGTGGCTTACGATCTGCTAAATTCTTATTAGGCTCACGATCAAAGCGAGTGTTTAACTGACCATTGATAGTCACAAGCACAGTGTAATCATCGGTGCGAGAAGCATCTAAACTTCTTACAATCTCCTGAGTAACTGAGTCATGAATAACAATAGGCATAGTAAACACAGCACGGTCATGCTCGTCACGCTGAGTCAGTTGTGCAACCATCAGCGTTCCTCTATTGTTCTTATACTCACGAACATTCTTCAACTTACCACTTACTGATATTTGATTTTCCATTTCATTTCCTTTTCTTTGAATGTAACTTAGGGGCTTGCCCCCCTCACGGAGTGGGGGGCAGCCCTTTAACTTCTTTATTCTTTTTAATACATCCCATAAGTTTTGGATGTTCAACAAAAAATAATGCTGCAACTCCTCTTTTTGGTGATGATGCTTTCATTCCACAGAATGGACACACCCAAAAATATTGTTGGTAAGTTTCACTCTTTGAATCAAAGTCATAAGCAAACATTAATTAAACTTCCACACCATGAGCATTCGTTCTCATACTTGTTGGTGTATATACGACAATCACTACACACCACGTTGTTTCTTTCTAAAGCATTGAACTCTGGATCATTCATGTATAGACCTGGCATACCCATTGCATGTGCTTCGGTCCAACCATCACCAATGTTCCATGCTGAGTCAAGCATTTCGTTACGCTCTACCCAATCATGACCTGATGGTACCTCTTGATCTTCGTAAGACTTGAACTTGCCCCACTTATCTGGAGCACCATCATACTGAACAGTATTGATTACGAACTCATCAAGTTCTGCATCAAACTCCATGATTGTACCGTGCGATACACGCACATGACCGTTCTCGTACCTAATAGTCTCCTCTACTACATGGAAACCATCTACTAACCAGTTACTTATGTTTGACATTATCTTATTCCTTTTCTGTTTGATATTGAATTGAGTGGAGTAACTCCCCTCGCCCCGCAGGGGGAGTTACGGAACTTAAACTTAACGACTGCATGTAGTACATATAAACTTCTTATACTGGAATGACCAGTACATACTGTTACAACAGTCACCACATAGTACCTGTTCCATCTTTACTCACCACCTTTCTTAAGATCTTGGATCTCCCAACTTGCCTTGATGATCTGACCAACATACTTATCGCACTCACGATTAAGCATCGTAACACGTATACCTAAACTTATAATGATCAGGACTAATAACAGATCGAAACCATTAATTGTAGATAGATCTAGCATGACTTACTCCTAACTTAATACAAACAATAACGCTTTGCCATTGTTCACCCGAACACGACAGAAGCGGGAATCAACTAGACTTCCCGCTCCTGGTTCGATTAGTGGGCTTCTACGATGTCCACTGTTTCGATGATGAAGACCTGCTTCCATTCTTTACGAGCATCTGTAGGCTTCCTTGACTTGAAGTATCCCGACACACGGACCGTAATGTTGGCTGGTGTTTCTGGCTCAGCGGATGTGCCTGATAGTTCGGCTGCTTGAACCGCTGCTTCAATCTTGTCTGCTGCCTTGAGCAGCATATCCTTCTGGTTCGAGTAGCACTCGTACGAGAATGAGGCTTGGAAGCCTCCTGTATCGTAGCGTTGCTGGATGATACCAGATACTACTGGTGTTCCATTGGTTGTCTTGCCTGAACGTGCGTACGAAACCTTGCAGTCCGCTAGGACTGTGGCTGTTGGGTTCGACATTAGATGTTCTCCTTTGTTGAGTGTTTCCTAGCGGGTGCTAGGTGATTTCATAGGCGCGCGTTTCTGCGCGTTGTCACGAGGGCGCAGCCCGAGCCAGAGCCCTTTAGGGCTTGACTGCGCAAGCAGGGACGTGCGAGTGTGCAATCGCCGTAGCAACGCAGGGAACCTTGACGGAGGTATAGAACATCTTGTCGGAACGACAGCGAAGTCCAAGGACATTGCGAGGTTCGTTATAGCACGGAGGGCTAGAAACCAATAGGGTTCCAGTCGGATCGGTATCTCCCAACGGTATGGTGCAGGTTAGGCGCACCGCTGAACGAGTACGGTAGTGCTCCTCAGGAACAGATGGATGACAAGATGAAGTGGCTTGGTGATAGCCCGAACATCGGCAGACACCGTTGATCAGGAACCCTGCAACATGAGGGCTGGCGTGGCTGGTGCTTCAGGTCTGGAAGGCAAGGATCCGTAAAGGCGAAGCAAAGGAACTTCATCCGAAACGGATGTACATCTTGCTCACCGAACTGGAGCACAGGAAGTTTAGATGAACCTGCTGATGATAGGATAGAACACACATGGCAAAGCATAAATGATAAACACAATTACTATAACCCCCCCAACTGGATGCGTAGCAGACAGTCAGGGTTATATAATTGATTATCATTTATATTAAGGATCCATGGGGTCAGATTCACCCCGTAGGGGTAGGTATCACACAAATAATATACACCCCCTGGGTGTATTATTTGATGTGGTACCCCGTAGTCAATTGACGAAGTCAAACTTGACCTACGGTGTTTAATACCACGCTGTAATATATACGTAAACTCATACATAAATTTTTTTATAGTATTTGCCCCTATGAATAAAGAACTTTTTAACTTCCCAAAAGTTTTTTTATTACTATGCGTTACAGGTGTCTTGTAACGGGGTTAATATAAGTGTAGGGTTTTTTAATGCGACTAGGTCTTATGGTCGCAACATAAACGCATCTCTCTTCGGAGATGCTTTATATTATATAATATAAGTAATATAAGTAGATTTATTTCCCGCGCATATTTATGTTTTATTTAATTTAGATAGGAATGTTCCGTGGGAGCAAAATCGGGTGGTGAGCACCATAACGTAGTTCGGCTACGGCAGGATCAGGATAAGTTTTTGTCCCTGATTCGGCAGGGTGTGGATCCAGACTCCGCCTTCGCTACGATTGGCAAGCGCAAGGAAACCCTCAAGAAGTGGTTGACGGATCCCAAGTTTGCATCTAAGATGGAAGAAGCCCGCTCGTTCGGGGCAGAGTCCCTAGAGGCTTCCATGGCAGATGGTAAGTTTAATATTGACTTTGCCACCTTCTCGCAGGAGTTCCTGCACTCTAAAGTATTCCCCCACCATCAGGCTTGGATTGATGTTCTGGAGGGTCGTGCCCCTTCATGGCTTCACGAAAGCATGATATTTGACGAGGGCGATCCCCAACGTCTATTAGTTAACGTCCCCCCAGAACACGCCAAGTCAACAGTTTTAACGGTGAA